TATATTCTGGGTAGTTGTATGGCATCTACCCATTTCTTCCTCGCTCATGTCGTCAATAAATTTGACAGTATAGGTATGACCCAGGACATCGATCTGGTCGGTTGGCGGGACGTTATTTTTCTTTGCCATCTTCTATTAATTCGTAAGCGTATGCGGATCCCACACGATACCTCTTGGCCTTGCCGGCATCGACTAGATTCTTTAAAAAGTGATTGGCAGCAGTAACGCTGATCTTTGCCAATTTGGCATACTCCGAGGAAGTAATTGTCCCTGGAGGTCGCTCCATGCTCTGAGGAGCGCCTACAATTGCGGAGAGCTTCTCAGCGATAGTCTCTATATCATCTTCTTTGGATCTAGCCATTTACCTGTCTCGTTGTCCTTTAATACGTTCCACACCTGCCAAGCACCGGTCTTGTCATTGATGACTCCGACTAAAAATGAATGACAGTGCTTCAGTCTCCTCCGGTGAGTCCGGTTGTAGTCCTGCTCAATGAGGCATCCACATCCGCTGACGTAACTCTCATCTGCTGCCAGGTTGTCTTGCCTCCAGTAATCGAATGCATGAGTGTGACCGGTAAGGGTTGATGTTCCGGTAAGCATCGTCATAGACTTTGCTGGATACATATTGGCAGCATACCCGTGACCTATCAGCTTCGGCCCGGACTTTGCTCCTCTAGGAGCTATCTCCATCCAACCCTTCTTTACATCGTATTCCACCCACTCGCACTTGAGCGCCTTGAGTTCGTTCTCCACCTGGGTCTTGAGTTGGCGAGCGTATTCATACTCTAGTGATTCTTTGTGGCTGTCTGCCATTACCCAGAGCCGGTGATCGTGATTCCCCAGCGTGAGCTTATGAGGCTTGAATGCCCGGAGGAATCGGATTCCCGCCATCAAGTCATCCTTCAACCCGCAAGCTCGATCAGACTCGTCAGCCCCATTGCGTAGAGCCTTGAGATCGATGAAGTCACCGAGCATAAATCGGTGCTTGGGCTTATGATCTTTTATCCATTGCAGGATGTATCGCTCATAGCTCTTGTCGATAATGTCTCCATGCGTATCTGCTGAACATATGAACGATTGCCAGGCCATAATTTATTGAGGTAAGAGTTGAGGTCATTGTTTTGATTCATCAATTAGCTGCTCTAAGATCGTCCCGTGTGTGTCCAAAATTTGTCCGTGTTCTTGCAGCGCCCGACTATGATCATCTTGATGTCGTTGCAACCTTTCCACACTCTTCTCCAGCCCCCTTGCCTTCTCCTCAATACCGGCAGTCTTAATGGCTTGCTCGACAGCTAGATCGTAAAGTCTGGGCTGTCCCTTTTCGGTATGGTTAACTGCCCGATTCGCCTCGCCAGCTTCCTTCTTTGCCTTCCAGGAAAACCATGCTCCTATAGAAGCTATAGCGCCGATCAGAGCTTCTAGGAGAGGAGGGTCTGTCATGCTTGTCTCCAGTCAGCCCGACTGCCTCTAATGTCCACATGAACGAATCCCGATGATTGATAGAACCCTATACCCCCCTCAAATGCTCCACTATCTCTAATTGCGATGACTGTTCGCCACAAGTTTCCAACTGTTACTCCCGGAGAAGATATGTCAGCAGCCTTGCCCTGAAGGTGCAGACTATTCATGGCTCCTCCAATAGCCATGTTGTATGGCCGGGATCGGTAACAAGACTGCACTCGGACTGGAGCATCCACTCTGTCCCGAATGAGATCCAGCACCTTGGCAAGCTGAATAATATTGTTCCATGTTTGTCTGGGAGGGGCAGCGTTCAATCCAAATCCGGGACTATTTCTATTGTAGTGCGAAGCTCCCAGCGTTTTTAGTTCTTTTGCTGTGAAGTGCTTAATCCCGGCTTTTTGAAACGCTTCAGAAAAGGTTTCGGCCTCTCCCACAAAATCTTTGCGAGTAGGTTTTTTCTTAGCCCTAAATCGGCTGAATAGTCGGCGGAGGGCTGCGAACATAAGTTATGGTGAAAACCCAATAAGCGCAGATGTGAGTGCCACTAGAAGTCCCATGACTACAGCACCAACTACCCAGGCGAACAGCATAAATAGACTGAAGAAACCTAAGAGCAATAGCTTCATTATTGCGATGGCTTTTGTAACCAAAGGCCCACTCCGATGCGCCTCCAGCCAAACACATCTACCTCTGCTCCAATTACGGAACGAGATCCAACTACAGCTGAAGCTCCGGCGAGGGGTTCTTGCCCCTCATTAAAGGAACAGCTAGGGAACAACAATGCGACAAGGGCAATGATTAATAATGGTGCTTTTTTCTTCATGGTTTTATTTTTTAGCTTGAGCTGCTGCCACCTTCTCAGACGGAGTAGTATTATCCCGAGCCATGATTAGTCCGAATGCCCCCACAATGACCTCCCAACGCCCCTGTAAGCTCTCCAGCTCCAAGGCAGTGGTTTGGTCAAGAATTGCGCTTACAAGACCTCCAGAGGCCTCCAGAAGCAAGGCAACGCCCAATATCGTGGTCTTCCATGAGGCAAGTGCCTCTAAGAGCTTTTTCCTGGCCCAGTTGATTGCTGCATTCATAATTAAAGGTCTGACTTTTAATGGGTTCGATTTCCGCTGATGGCGGATCCAAAAGGGAGTTTTCATTAGAAACTTAGCAAATGTTAAGCATTTCGTCAATCCGCCAAGACTTCCGCAATTTCCTTGGCCTCATAAGCATCGATTGTCCTGTCTGCTGATCGAACTAAGTCACCGGGAATATCAGCAACATCCTTGAAGGCTGACAGCCTGGATCTAGCTATTAGGTTCTCGCGATCATCTAATGTAAGACTTTCAATCCGTTCTTTTTCTCGTTCGATAAATGAGTTGATCTCATCTACAACTGCATCCCATCCATCCATCCCGGTCATTGCCAGGATTTTAGCTCGGAGATTATCTGCCTTCCGAGCATCGTGTGCAGTGACTTTAGCCATTATGCGCTTTGTTCAGCTTCTCTAACCATGTCTTCGGCGCTTTCAGTAGCTGCCTCCGCTTGATCCATATCTGTCAAGGGAGCTGGAGCATCATCCGTAGGAGCCGGTTGGCCTTCTTCCGGGGGAGCTACCATAGCGTTGAACTGCATCATTTCCTCTACAGTTGGAAGCCTATCTTCGGCATCCTCAACTCCCAATGTTTTCAATTGGTCAATGAATACTGGTCGAGACTTGTTCATAGCGTATGGAGGAATTTGAAGGAAGCGTTCTATCGTAGATGCCACCGCTGCTAGTCGAGTCTGCTCTTCGTCTTGATTAAACCGGGTCAGATTAAGTCGGACATCTAAGGCCAAAGCTGCAAAATCTTGCCGATTCACTATGGCTTCGACTTCATTGTCCCCTTCAAAGAAATGTATTGTCTCAGTCGCATTCATGCTCATTAACATCAATCGAACTAGCTTACCTATTGCCTCCTCGACTCCACGTTGAACCTCGCGGATGGAACACTTGTTAAGAATTGATCCATGCCCCAGGACTTGCTTCACCCCGGTAGCGGTATTCATCTGAGGCAATGTCCCTAAATCTCCTTGGGCAGCACCGGAAACCCCGGAATCTTGAGTGACCATCTGCATGACAGTTTCCATCATTCGCCAAGTTTCACCCTCGATTGAAGGCAGCGTCATAATCTCAATCGCCTCGCGAGCAACATTGTTTCCCCGAAGCTCTTTATGAAGTCCCGGCCCCCATTCAAACGGTCTACCGGTATCACCCTCCTGGAAAGCCTTACGGTCAATCACCACAATTGGATTCGATGCGTAATCGTTACGAACCTTGATCTGATTGAAGCACTCATCGATAAACTGTTGCTCCTGATCAAATCGCTGGAGGAACCCGATTCCAACCCATGAATTGGGCTGCTTGTCTGATGTGACTATGGAGAAGGGGATTTCAGCCTCTGGTGTGACGTTGCCCAAGTAGTCTGCCCAGATGATCTCTTGTGACTCAATGGCGACCAATGCATACATTTTTACCGGAGTCCCAGACCTATCATCTCCGGATGCCTCATCAGTTTCCGCTGGCCGTTCATAGTTGAAGTAACACTCAACGACATTAATGAATTCAGCGTTCTCGCGTTTGCCCCAAAGCTCTTGCTCCCTTGGTGGCTGTCCCTTTGACCCTTGGCTATCTCTTGAAGATTTAGTCTTATTAAGTCCGGCAGTTTGCAAAATCTGCTCATAAGTATCGGGATCAATTAGTCCCAAACCGAATTGAGACTTTAGCTCTCCAACTGTCCATGCCTGGTGATGGCCTAGAAAATCGCACTCTTCCAGCGTTGGACGGTCTGGGTCGGCAACAAAGTCTCCATAGTGAACGCATCCTAGTTCCGGGCCTTCATATTTAATCTTAACGTCTGGTTCTGTGATAGCCTCATAAAGTGGAGTTTCAAATACGCGACCCTCCGGATCATCGTCAAACACTGTCCCGCCGGAGGTTTCATCAATGTGGCTAGGATGCTCTTCGGTAATTGTTTTACCATCCCGATCCTTGATAGGCTCCCCACTCGCCGGATCTATTACGGCAGATATTACCTTATCATATTCTTCCACCCTCCTATTGTAACTTGTCTTTAGCACCCCATATCCAGCCCCCCAGGCGCTTACACAAGCGTCCTTTACAGATGACTCTACCATTGCACCAGGAGTTCCTAGCTTATACTCAACATATTTCTGAAGATCTCTTGCCTTGTCGGTATCCTGAAGACCTATAGGTCGAACAGCAAGCCACGGTCGGGATCCAAACATCTCGTCAAAGCTCTTACTAACGATGTAGCGAACTTGACCGCGAGTAAGAGACAGGGACAAGTTGGATCGCTCGAATACGGCAGAGTTGACACCTCCAGTAACGTCAATGTCTGTTGCCCTACCGGTTCTCCGATGCCGAAAGTCACCACCAAGCTCGGCAGCGTATTTGTCCATCCTCTTGTGGATAGATGACAGCTTGCCTTGAAGGCGCTTAAATTGGCTTGAGCAATGCTCCGCCATGTGCTTGAGGTATAGAGCTTTCTGCTCGTCAGATGAAAAAGAAAGGGCAGATGTCTGCATGATGCTTAAATTTGCTTTGATCTGAGCAATTTTCAAGTAATAGTAAGTATGCCTAAAAAAGCCAAAAAGGGTAATTCACCAACTCTTCCAGACATCCCAATTACCTCTGCGCGACTGGATAATCTTGCCAGTATCCTAGCTGGAGCGTGTAGGGATGATATCTATGCCGAAGTGGGGAAGCAGGAACTCTCTAAGATGGGGGTCAAAAAGCGTGAGTTGTGCATGATTGCCGGAATGTTTTCTATAGGCTTCAAGGTGGCTGTCCGGGCTATGGAACTAGGAGCCACAGTTGATGTGGATAGGGTTCTAGGGGATGACCAATGGCTATCATTTGCGTGTTCTGGAGAAGATCCAAACCCAGGCTCTGATGAGTAAACCCAAAGGGCAGGCCGCTAGAAAAGCTGCCGGCAAGGAAGTCATTGCCACAGCCAAGCAGCATGGATCGCGTAGCACTCAGCTTCAGATGCTCCAAGCTATTAAGAAGGCAACCAAACTTAATAGCGAGGGTAAGTCTGGCAAAGAAATCGCTGATGCGTTGGGAGTCTCCCAGGCTCAAGTGTCACGATATCTTCAACACGCCATCACTCTTACGCGAGATGAGATCACCGAACTACACGATTCTGAGGTAGCGTTCCAAATTAATACCACCGGGAAATTAATTACAGTTCTTCAAGATCACCTAATCTATGAGGATCGCGAGGGCAACTATAGGGCTGACTCAGCAGTTGCTGGGCAAATACTTAGCGCCTTGAATCGTAGAGCCAAGATATTTGGTATAGACCGGCAAAGAGAGGAAGAGGTGGATTCTGGGGGAGATACCTACAACATCGTCCTACAAAGGGTCGAGGCCGCCGTAGAGCGTGGAGCTTTGTCCAAAAAAGATGCTCCTGTTCTAGAAGCTGAAACTTCCTAGCAAATCTCTCTTGACTCGGAACTGCTTTTGCTTTAGATACCCCCTGTCTGAGCAACATTATTTACTGATCGGGAAGCTCAGATTGTCCCGGTCTTAATTGTAACTGTATTGTAAACACATGGATCAGAATGAATTGTTTCATTGTCTGGCAAGGCCTTTGCCTCCAGGCGCGTATAAAGACCTTCAGCTCGGAGGTCGCAAAATGACGGTAATTGATGCTTATCATATCGTCAGTAGATTAACCCAAGTCTTTGGCCTCTGTGGGTCTGGCTGGGGAGTAAAAGTAACTGACTGGGATTTGTCTCCAGATGGTTCAAACTTGGCAGCTTCTGGCAATCTTTGGTATAAGCTCGATGACAAGCGATGCAATGTGCCGGCAATCGGTGATGCCCGAGTGTTTAAAGGCAACATCGCTGAAGCCAGAAAAAAGGCTCAGACCAACCTTATCTCCAAAGCATCCAGCTTTATTGGAATTGGTTTGTCAGTCTATCAAGGTAAAGGGGTCGATGACCCATATCTAGATGAAGTCTCGTTAAAGGAAGATAGGACTCCACCTGAGTTAGAAGAGGAAGCCTGGAGGAAAGCTACGACTCTCAAAGGAACTCCTCTAAAGGATCTCTCCGAGAGTGAACGAGATTCACTTTATGAGTGGGCGGAAAAAGTTATCACGCAGTCGTTAAGCGACGAAGGATACTTGCTTTGGAATTTAGTTCTCCAAATGAGAACTGAACTTGCAGGAATAACTGCATAGTGAACAGAGAGAGGGGGTGTCCAAGGGTTTTTATCTTTCCCCTTGGGCATCCCCATCACCCTTAAAGATTATGATAACACTGAGCATAGACGTAACGAAGTTGGACAAGTCCCGGTTTTACAAAGGTAAAAAAGGGACATACGCCAACATCACGCTGATAGAAACCAGCAATGACCAGTATGGCAATACCCATGCTGCTGTTCAAAGCTCCACAAAGGAGGAGCGCGATGCCGGGTTAAAGTTACCCTTCATCGGCAATGCCAAGGACTTCAAAATCCTTGACGCACAAAAGGAAGGGGTAGGATACAATTCCATACCCGGTAATAATGTTGAGACTGAGACTACCAACTCTGCTGTTAACTCTGCAGTTGCTCAAGACGACATCCCATTTTAAACTTAACTGAGGGCTGGAGACTAGAGTCAAGGGAGATCCTTGAACACGGGGATGTTTAGCATTGTATTTGACCCTGTCATTGAACACTCCAGCCCTCTCTCAAAACAATGACCGACCCTCATAAGTTGGCAAAAGAGATCGTTGATTTAGATCCTGACCTTGCCGGCATTCTTATTGCTCTATCATTTGAATCAAAGCGCACATTGGTGAATCGTATCCAATCATGGGTATCAACCAATAGTGCAAATGACCAAGAGTAAACTTCAACAGTTCATAGAACAGCATAAGATTCACACCATGAGTGATGACGATGGATATGTCGCCTGGTATGGAACCCGTTCTATCTGCAAATTTATAGTATCAAAAAAAGGGAGTCACGACCCATGCGGATATGGATCATCCAGACGTAGCGCAATTAGTGACCTCGCAAAAACACACAAACTCAAAGGAAGAGAAAATATATAAAATGGAAAAAACAAAAACCAAAATTAATGATGTGGCTAGTGTATTTCAAACCATCAGAAAAGATTCTAACGCTATCCGGATTCTCCAAATGATGTCTGAAACATTTGACCTAAAGGGTGATCCTCCTCATCACACTCGTTCTTCAGCGGTAGCTATTATGCGTGGAATAGTAAGCGGAGAATTTGATGTAGTCCCCACTGGTGGTGGTAAGGGGTTCTGGCATGAGGAAGGTTATGTAGCTAACAAGGAATAAACAATGCAAGCACAAGCACACACACCAAAGGCTGCCGACATATATTGCACTGTAGACTCCGTAGGGAGGCGTAAGGACTTCTCCGCTACACTACGGTTCTCAACTGAGAGAGAATGTGGCAGAGAGCTATACCATGATCTTATAGACCTCCAGGGGGTTAGAGCCAGGGTCATTATTGCCCCGGATGGTTGCGACCCAAAGGAAGATATGTCCACGGATGAGGGAGCTAAGAAACCTCCTATGCACCCCAATGGAACTCCATCGCAAAGACTTCGGGCAGTTCTATACCGGCGCTGGGAAAACAGCACTCAGCGCAAGGAAGGGGTCGATGCCGATACCTTTTACAAAAGGATAATGCTCGGTATCATTGAAGAACAGAAGGAGCGCATTTAGGGCTTCTTCCACTCTTCCGGTAGCTTCCGCTTGTAGATTGGCTTCCTTGCCGACCTTGCTCCATCACCCATATTGCTAGAAGGTGACTGGATAACATAGTTGTCTGGATTCAACTCTATTTCAGCTATTTGCTTTTTAGTCAAATCTCGATATTCAGGAAAGTTAGCTATGTCTTTCCAGGGTCTACCAGACTTATGCCCTAAATGCCAAGTCTTACCTCGTTCAGTAATATCAATTACTTCTCCGGTGTATGGGTCAAGATACTCTCCAAATTGGTTTTTAGGCGCTCTTTCCAAAAGTTTTTCTATAAGCTCTCTTGTTTGCTTCTTGCTCCAAAACCTATCGGGCCGAATTTGGGTTTCATTCCCGGCAGAATCTATAACGCGAGTTTGCGGATTAATTTGCTTATCCAAAATCTCCTTATCTCTTTGACGCTTTAGCTCCAAGAAGGTAGCAAAATCTGCTCCATTTTGATAAGCATCCCATGCCTGTAGCTTAATTAGTTCACTTTCAGTGAGCATATCTGCCGTCTTAACGACTCTTCCCATCTTCTCTAGTCTTACGGCGCGTTCTCTCTTGGACTGAATCGCCTCAATGCTATCCTTGTTTAATCCCAAGTTTGCAAGCACTCGATCAATCTTGTCTATTCCCTGGAGTCGGAGCGTGTTATTAAGCATCCACTCTCCATCAGATATTACCTTAATGGTTTCCGGATCTATATATTTATAAGTCGTTTCCCCGGCAGCATCTGTATACTCTTGCATTACAGTCTCCTGCTTGTATCCCATGTCCAAAAGCTGTGCAATCTTTGCAGCGTGTTCTGGGGGTAGTTCTTCTCCGGGCTTTACCGAAACTGTTCGATTAATACCGGCTGGAGGTAATTCCTTAGATGCCCAAGGAGTAGACCTCTTTAAATGTTGCAGCAATGAGTTTTCCCAGACTCCGTTCCAATCCTTGCTCCTGCGTCTAGTTGGGTCAACATACTGCTGGGCAGACTTGCGTAGAGGTGAAGGAATAATTCGGGATGTTAATACATCGTAACCGATATCCGCTACCCTATAACGCCAAGGAGTGCGTTCATTGTATTTAGTAACGACTCCACCAAGAGTCTGCAGTGGCCCGGATGGAGCAAACTCCAGTGCCAATTCTTTCATTTGAGAACCTGTCTGCTTCCACTTGCGCTTCCCTTGAAGAGTCTGCCCAAGAGTTGCAAATGCACTTAAATACTGAACGTATGGGAGTCCTCGACCTCTTAACCATATTTCCATGCCATCCGCATCAGTCGCGCCGTTAGCTTCCAGATATGCCCGGACAGAGTTTGCGACACTGGTTCCGAATATTTCATCAAGTGAATCTACGGATATTTTACCTCCGGTTCCCAGCCACCAATCTTGTATAATTTCTCCTTCAATGTCGTAGTCACTACCAAACATCGGTGGAGCATATCGTTTCTTTCTCTTGCCCTCTTCATCATCTTCTTCTTCCTCGCTACCCCTCATAAACATAAATAACCCAAGTCCAAACATGGCGGCAGATGCCCAGGCGTTACGGGCTTCAGTTCCACCCATTGGATCTTTTTTGCCCTTGCCAACTGCCCCGGCCAATATCTTTGCTCCAGCAGCACCGGGAAGAGGCACTGGGGTAAGTTGATACAGATGCTTTATGTAGTTGTAAATAAAGCCAGAGAACATGAACAATCCTCTTTGCAAGATCCTGCCCCATTGCCCAGCGTCTTGGGATGATATAATGAGAGGGACATTGGAGTAATCAAACAAGAACGCCATTGCCGTATCGTAGGCCTCTTTATGCACTCCTGGATTCTCCTTTGGAATCCTCTTCATGTAATTTATGACCCACTTTTTCCTATCCTTTCTTGGAACCTTTGCTTTTCTAGCCGCCATAGCAGCATGAGCTTTGTAACTAGCATACACTAAACTCTGCTTTGGAGTCGTATCCATCTCAGAAAATTTAGCAGCAGCTAAAATCGCCGTTCCAGGCTTGAAGTTTGCCAAGTTCTTTAATACAGAATCGGTATCGGTTTCTCCCGCCTGCAATGCTGACAGCATTGATGTGTTATCGAACATTTCCCGAGGAACAATTTCTCCATACACCCTGCGCCGGTCTGTAGCTCTCTTAACGGCCTTTCCTATTTGCCCTTCCTTGATTAAGCCAAGCGTCCCTTTATCGTGATCTTCCGCAGTTAAAGCACCCCTTACTTTATCCGCCTTGGGTAAGAACATATTAATTCCTTCCCATCCGGTAGAGCGTCTGGTTATTAATCCAAGTAAGGTTTCTAGTCCTGCTCGTAACTCATATTCAGAACGCGATAAGCTCCCGCCAGACCCCGGAACTAAATAAAATGCGCTTTTAAATAAACGATGAATCCCGCTAGTTGCTGCTTGAATATTTGGAGCAAGCCAGTTGAACGCAAGAGTTGCTGGACGCACTAATAAGCCGGCAGTGAACTCTCCCACATTATGCTCTAGCATACCTAGCAACCAATGCTTATATGCCCTATCAGCCATGCTATTGGTCAACTGTTGCCAATTTTCCTTATCGATCATCCGATCCTCGCCAAGAAGCTCTATGGCATTCCTTTCTCCAAACAAAAACTCAATAATCGCTTTTTCTTTTGCACTCCACTGATCACTTTCCTCGTCTAATAAAACTTGGCCGGGATCCTGGCTTTCGACAGCCTTTCGCCACACATCGTTTAAGGTTGTGCCTTGTGCTGACCTAACACCAAGTGTATCTACTAGCCCCCTCAACAAAGTATTAAGCTGTGCCTTGTCTATGCGGAGGTGATGTTGAGGAACGATGCCTTTTTTCGGAATTGGTTTAGTTGCTGCCTTAATCAGATTATAGGCAAGTTCTCTCCGAGAGTCCTCCATGTGCGCTTCTATTGCCCGGACATTGAATCCTTTAATCATGTCCAATGAAAAGCCTTCCTCGCGAGCCGCCCCAGTCTTTATTGTCCTTGCCGAACTTCTTTTTCCAGCCAAGAATCCATACCGCTTGTGAGGCAACTTACCGGACATAGCCTTTACGGCAGTCCAGATCATTCCTTCCATTATCGTTCTATTAACTACATCAGGTGTATAACCAGGCACTTTGCCTGGATCACCGTAAACAGTTCCTTTGTAGAAATCGTGCAGACTATGCCGGTTAAACATAGGAGTCTCTACACCTTGTGGCCCCACATGACGGGAGTTCTCCATGCCCGGAGCGAT